CGCGGCGTGATTGTTTCAAAAAATCCATTGCATTATCCGGATGATGAAGTTGCATCATTAGTGGAGGTTTTAAAAGTTCCAACGGAATTAAGAATCACATCATCATTTTTAAACAATTTGGGCATCGATGATGTGGTAATTGAAAATTATTCATTCCAACAAAATGAGGGGTTTTACAATTCACAATTATTCACTATAAAGATGGTTTCAGAAACGCCAATTGAATTAAGGATTTAATATATTTAAGCATGATTAAGGGAACCGATACCACAATAAAAATTGTTATAAAAGATCAGGCCGGAACACCGATTGATTTGTCAGGTTTGGCCGGTTTGGTTGTTGTTGTTTATCAAAAAGGGTACACCATTGATCAGTTTTCATTAAATCCACAAATCGGATTTCGATTTATAAACATAACAGATGGCCCAAATGGCGAATTTGAAATATATGTGAATGCGTCACAAACAAAAAATGCGTTTGTTGGTAAGGATGTTTTTTATGAGGTTAAAACAATTGCGGTTGATTTAAATTTTGATGGTGGCGATATTACAAAATCGAGTGGCGAAATTAAATTGTGCGAATTAAAAGAATCAAATTTAAAATATGTTGATTTAATATGATTTGTGTTATTCAAACAACGGCAACCATTGTTTCATCGTTGGAATCAACGGCAACAATTATAAATTCCGGAATTTCAGATTCTATTTGCCCAATAATTATAAATATAGATGGCGGAAATGCAAACACAATTTCATATCCGCCGGTTAATGGCTTATTATTAGGTGGTACGGCATGAGTGTGATCATTAAAATACAAGTTAGGCGCGACACATTCGCAAATTGGCAAACTAAAAATCCAATTTTGGCGGAGGGTGAACCGGCATTGGAGGTTGACACCGGCAAATTAAAATTTGGTGATGGTGTTTCGAATTATAATTCATTATCATATTTTCAAGGTGATAAACATTTTTTATTTGTTCAGGGTGTAGCATCGGCAACGTGGAACATAAGCCATAACATGGGTAAACATCCATCGGTTGTTGTTGTGGATTCCGCCGGATCATTTGTTTATGGTGCGGAAACGCACATCGATAATAATAATTTGAAAATTGAATTTTCCGCCCCATTTTCGGGCAAAGCATATTTAAACTAACATGGCAACGAAAAAATTTTTACATAATATAGATTTAAACAAAAATGAATTACAAAATGCAGTAATTCAAAATTTAGCAACCGATCCATTAACGCCAAATCAGGGCCAATTTTGGTATAATACAACCGATGATCGCATTAAATATTATGATGGATCGGTGGTAATTACCGTTGCAAATATTAATGATATTGCCGGATTATTAGATTTTAAAGGTGGTTATAATGCAAATACAAACACGCCGAATTTGGATTCATCACCAACGGCCGGAACCATTAAAAAAGGTGATTATTATGTTGTAACGGCGGCCGGTAATTTTTATTCGGAACCATTGGAAATTGGTGATTCATTATTTGCAAACGTGGATGATCCGGCATCATTTAGTGATTGGACGTTGGTTCAATACAATTTAACGGATGCAACCGAAACGCGCAAAGGTGTTGCCGAAATAGCAACGCAAGCCGAAACGGATGCCGGAACGGATGATTCTCGTTTTGTAACGCCGGCAAAATTAAAGAATGCATCATTTTTGCAAGGATTAACAAATTTAGTTAATAAATATTCAACCACAACCACAATCGGAACAATAGCCGGTGCGCAAACGATCACGCATAGTTTAGGAACGCGCGATGTTGTTGTGAATGTTTATGATGCTGCAACCTATGAACATTATGGTGTTGAAATTGTGAATACAACCATTAATACCGTAACGATTGCGGCAAATGGTGCAAATGTTAGTGTTAACGTTGTTGTGGTTGGGTAATGGCAGAAAAAAAACAAATAGTTGATTTAAATATTAGTGGAAACCAAATCACCAATTTGGGGGCAACATCACAAAACGATCATGCCGCCCGAAAAGATTATGTTGATGGCAAATTTCAGTTAATAGAATCAACAATTGTTTTTGCATTTGGAAATGAAATGAATATTTCATCCGTTACCGAAACAAACGTTTTATTTTCAAACACTATTTTGGGGGTTACAATTGCACCAATTGATGATGATGGAACATCATTTGCAAGTTTTGATGATTGGGTGAATAATGGCGTAAATGCCAATTTTATTTCAGTTACCGGAAATAACATGTTGTTGGGTGCAATTGCAAATAACAACGCATCGGGTAATTATAAGGCAAATTTAAAAGTATATATATTAAAATATTAAAAAATGGCAACAAAAATTCAAAGTGGAAATAACACGCCGGATTTGGCAAATGTTTATTCTGATTATGCAATAAAATCATCATTAGAACGTGATGCATCATTAAATCCCAATTCAGTAAGTGCGGTTAAAATATTTTCTGAAATTGATGATGGAAAAAATTTAAATCCGGCCGGTGATGTTTGGTTGCAATCACCCGAAATCGATAGTGATTTTAGAACACGCGTATCAAATGAAACAATATTAGACGTTGAAACATTTAATTATACCGCTCAAAATACTGGTAAACACAACACCGCCACATCAACATTCACATTGGCATGGTCGGCAGTTGGTTTAAACACAAATTCAAGCTCATCTATTGCGGTTGGTGGTTCAACATTATCTACCTATCAAGAATTTCCTTTAATGGGTACAAGTAATCTTTATTGCGAATTTACAGGTGGTTTAAACACCGCAATGTTTGCCAATAGTGTTGTTGATATAGGTTTATTTCGTAAAGGTGGAACAACACCATTTGCACCAACGGATGGGGTATATTTTAGAATAACAAGTGCGGGAGTAAATGGAGTAATTAACTATAATGGTACGGAGGTTCAATCTTCTATTTTTACTTCTTATACACCAGCTATTGCGGACAAATCTCGCTGGATTATTTCTATAAATGAATTTACAGTTGATTTTTGGATTGATGATAAATTATTCGGGAAATTAGAAAAACCACAAGCATCGGGGCAACCATTTTTAAGTTCAACTTTGCCATTCTCTATTCGCCACGCAAACACCGGTGCAACGGCATCGGCGGTTCAATTTATTTTAACCGATTATTCTGTTTCAATCGGCGGTTCGGTTTATACACGTTCGTTGGGTGAATTAGGGAATGCGGTATTTGGATCATATCAGGGGTTAAGTGGTGGAACAATGGGATCATTGGCAACCTATCCTAATAGTACAAATCCAACGGCCGCAACACCTACAAACACCGCATTAACGGCTAATTTGCCGGCCGGTTTGGGTGGACAAGGTGCGGTTAATGCGCAAGCAGCCGCCGCAACGGATTTAATTTTTGGATCCTATCAAATACCGGCCGGATCCATAGCGGTTCAGGGCAAAAGGTGCAAAATAACCGGAATCGTAATTGATGCAATAAACAATGGTGCGGCGGTTGCAACCACCGCAACAACGATTCAATTTTCATTGGCGTTTGGCCATACGGCCGTTTCATTAGCTACAACGGATGGGGCGGCTACAAAAGCGCCGCGCCGCGTTGCGTTGGGTTATGCAACATGGGCGGTTGGTTCGGCAATCGGATCACAACCGCAACATGGCGAAATAAAGGTTGATTTTTCAAATGCGCCAATATTTGTTGAACCGGCACATTTTGTGGCATTGGTTGGCAAATTTTTAGTAGGTACGGCAACCGCATCGCAAGTGATTAATTTTACATGGCAACCAATTTATTCATGGGAATAGTTTATGGAAATGTTTAAAATATTAAAAGATATTGCCGGATGGTTGTTTTTAGCAATCATCGGCATTATTACATGGTTTTTTAAATCAATATATTCCGAACATCAAAAAATGCATAATCATTACAACAAAATAAAGGATTTCGATTTCATTAAATTACAACGCGAAATGGAAAATATTCGTTTCGAAATTAACAAAGTGGAATTTGAATCAAAAAGATATTGGCAGGATCATAAAACACAAATGGAAACAAATCAATCCATTTTGATTGAACGAATAAATTCGATAATTGATAATAATAAAAATTCAACAAATGTGATAAAAGAATTATTTCAATCGTTGGAAAAAAGGATCGAAAAATTAGAAAATTAAATGTTCCGGTTAAATTGTGAAATAGAAATTGAAACCAAAACGGAATTCGTTTATTTTCGCGCGGTTGAATCCATTGAAATTTCATCCGGATGGGAACAATTAACGCAAACCGCAAAAATCCGCGTTCCGGATCGATTCACGCGTGATGGAAAAAAAATATCCGTTGGATCGGATGGATTTTTTAAAAGAGGTGATAAAATTAAAATATCAATTGGATATTTGGAATCAACGCCACAATTAACAACAATATTTGTTGGATATATCACAAAAATTTCGGTGAATAGCATGATTGAAATCATGTGTGATGATTTAACGTTCGAGTTGAAACAAAAATCATTCACAAAAACATTTTCAAATATTACGTTGGAAAATCTTATGAAACAATTGATGATTGAATCAGGATCAACAATGAATTATAAGGTTTCAGGAAATGCAACCACAACGCCGTTCACGCAATATCAGGTAAACACCGCAACGGCCGCAATGGCGTTTGATGATCTTAAAAAAAATGGATTTCATACATTTTACACACTAAATGAAAATAAATTGATTTGTGGTTTTCCGTATATTCATGATCGCAAGGAACACACATTTGATTTTGAATTTAATGTGATTGATGATGATTTGGTTGTATATGATAAAAACGAAATAAAATTTAGAATTGTTTATCGCACAATCACAAAAACCGGTGAAAAATTGGAGGTTGTTTTGGGTGATCCGGATGGCGAAACAAAAGTGTTTGAACGTTTAAACATAAAAGATCAAACCGCGTTAAAAGCATTGGCAGAAAACAAATTAAAAGAGTACAAGCGCGATGGATTATCGGGATCATTTACAACATTCATTGATCCAATTGTGATGTTTGGTGATATTGTTAATTTGAGATCGAAAAAATATCCGGAAAAAAACGGATCATTTTATGTGAAAAAAGTGGAAACCACATTCGGGGTGAATGGTGGGCGGCAAAAAATACATTTGGATCGAATTGCGCAATGAGTAAAATCAGGGAATTAATAAGGGATTTGGCAAAATCAAATGAAATGGTTTATTCGGAATTTGCAAAAGTTATTTCAGTCGATGAAACAAACCGAACATGTGTTGTTAAATCGGTTGTTTCAGGCGTTGAATATGTTGATTGTTTGTTGCAAGCATTGGAGGGCAAAACAAATGGAATTGTGATCATTCCGGAAATTAATTCAATGGTTTTGGTTTCGCATGTTTCAAATGAATTAACATTCGTATCATTAACAACCGAAATCAAACAAATCAAAATTGATTGTGATGATGTTTTGTTCAATGGTGGCACAAATGGCGGTTTGGTTAATATTGAAATATTAAAAACGGCATTAAATACGTTGCAAAACGAAATCAACATATTAAAAGCCGGAACCGCATCAGGATTTGTCGCATTAAGCGCATTGGATTCGGGCGCAAGTTCGGCGGCATTTAACGCCGGATCAGTAATTCCGCAAATAAATATAAATACAATTGAAGATTTAAAAATTAAACATTAATGGTTAAGGATATAAGGATCGAGGACACCGGAAATACAATAGAGGATGTGTTAATTCAAAACGGTGATTTTTTAGTTGATTTAAGTGATCAACAACACATTCAACATTTATTAAAAGCCAATAAAGGCCAATACTATCAATGGCCATTAATTGGAATGGGGATCATGCAATGGAACAACGCGCCGATCAATCCGGCATCCATCAAACAACAAATATCAATTCAATTAAAAGCAGATAATTACCGGCCGAAAAAAATTATAGTTAATCGAGAATTCAAAATATTTATTGATGCAGAACGTTTAAAATAATGGCAATTAAAAAATTTATTTCATCGGAGGGGCAAAACATTCAGGATATTGTTTTGCAATTTTACGGATCATTGGAAAAAACATCCGATTTTTTATTATTGAATCCGGATTTCAATTTTGATTCCGATATTCCGGCCGGAACATTATTGTATATTGATGATTTGTTAATTGGGCAAAAAGATATTCAACAATATAAAAAAGAAACATTTTCAACAAACAATTCGGATGAATTTTATATTCCTGATGATGGAAACAAATTGTTGCAAGATGGCAGCGAATATATGTTTCAAAATGGAATTGGATTTGAATTTAATTAATTTTATAACATGGCAAAAAAGAGGTTAACAGATCCATCAATTCCGGCAATTATCACATTAGATTTGGCCGATTTGATTCATGTTGTTGATGTAAGTGATACAACATCGCATCCGGCCGGAACATCCAAAAAGGCAACAATAAATCAAATAAAACAATTAATATCATCATACAACGATCAATTTATCGAGTTAAGCGATACGCCATCAACCTATTTGGGGCAATCATTAAAAATAGTTAGAGTTAAATCAGATGAAACCGGTTTGGAATTTGCAACATTAAGTTTATCAACACCAACAATTGCGCAAGTTTTAACAACCGGAAATGTTTTAAATACCGGACAAACAATTGGTTTTAAGGATGGCGATAATATATTCATAACATATTTAAGCAACAACCAAAGTCAGGGCGCAAATAGAACGGTTTATTTACCTTTGTTTGATGGACAAATTGCATATCACGCCACCGGATCACCGTTAACAACAAACTATGTTTTAAAAGGAACAACCAACGGCGCAATCACATCAAGTTCATTAATATTTGATAATGGAACAAATGTTGGAATAAATCAATCATCCCCATCAGCAAGACTTCATGTTGTTGGATCGTCATCCGCATCCGGTGCATACGCATTGAAAATTGATAATAGTTCAAATAGTCCATTATTTTGTGTTCAAAATGATGGAACGGTAGGTATTGGAACAATTAGTCCGGTTGTAAAATTACAAGTAGAGGGTTTGTCCTATTTAAATGGTGGTGCAAGGATTACAAGTGTTGGAATTGGTGGATATTGGGGTGGATTAGCAAATGAAATTTTAACATTACAAGCAACAACCGGAAACCCATTAATATTACAATATACAGAAGTTGGGCAAATTGGAATCGGAACAAATGCGCCAAATACATCATCAATTTTAGATATTGTAAGTACAAATAAGGGTGTTTTATTGCCCCGAATGACCACAACACAAATCAACGCAATTTCATCACCGGCAAATGGATTAATGGTATATAACACAACAATTAATCATGTTTGTTTTTACCAAAACGGAACGTGGCAAAGGGTATCACATACAAATATGTAAAATAAATAAAAACCATAAAAAATGAAATATAAACATTTAAAAACAACTATTTTAGCCGGATCGGCCGATGTGGATATTGAAAACGGAACATCAACATTTCAGGCAAATATTAAATTTGAAATCATATCCGAAATTCAGGATTTCGAAATTCCTGATAATTACAAAACACCGGAATTAACTTTTTTTAATTTGGTTTTTGATTCCTTAGATATGCAAACCGTTTTGGAACAAGCGGATTTAAAAGGTGTTGAAAAATTAAAAAGTGTTTACGGAATAAACAATATAGAATAGCAACAAATGGAAACAAAAATCAACTTAATTGATCGAATCACAATTCAATCGATCATGCCGGAAAAAGGCAATTTAAAACAATTAATCATCCGTAAGGATATTAAAAAGAAAGTACAAATCACACAAAGTGAATTGGATGAATTTGAAATTCGTTTTGATGAAACACGAATGATGTTGAATCAAAAAGGATTGGAATCGGAATTCGAAATTGAATTCACCGATTTGGAATCAAAAGAAATTAAATCCATCCTAAATGAGTTAAATAATAAGGGTGAATTAACCGAACAACTTTTGAACCTTTGCGAAATATTTAAAGTGGAATAATGGCGCGATCAATAGC